GCCCCCTCTCCTATAGTATAGGTTGGTTAACCCAACTCTTATTACATGATGTTGTTGACAACAATCTTTCTGTAATATTCGTTAGAGTCGGCAGCCAAAGCACCAGTTGCTGCAAGGGCAGTTGTACCTCTTGCAAATGGATTCTCGACTACGCCGTAACGAGTCTTGAAGCCAATTTTTGGCTGGAAGGTGTCATCACCGACTGCTCTGACCATCTGTAGTGGTACATATGGGCAATAGAACAGACCAGCGTCGAATGCACTTGAGCCCTTATAACCAACAGTTAAATAGTTGCCTGTGGTATATGGGTCAATGTATACTCGAATCCGACCGTTGAGAACACCAGCAAAAGTGTTTCCGGTGTCATCGACCTGTAGGTTGTTAGAGTTTAGTGCAGGAGTGTAATCAAGAACACCAGACATTTGAAGTGCAGATGCAACATCAGATGAGCAGATGATCATGTTTCCTTTACCCCGACGAGTGCCCTTGGCAATCTCGTTGGCTTCTCTTTCGATCTGGAACATAAGTCCCTTGAACTTCTCAACCATCCAACGACCGTTTGAGTCGGTGTCAAGGTCGAACTTACCAGCAGTTGTAGTATCGGTTTGTGCACCGACCTTTGCAACTACGTTAACTGTACGAACAATCTCTCTGTTGATCTCAGCAAGGATTTCAGTGGAAAGAATGTTTGCAAGTTCGGACTCGGCATCAAGGCCGTGAATTGCCTTGAGGTCCTGTGCCAATTCCATTGTGTATTCGGCTTTGAGGGCTCTTGACTTTGCAGTCACAGCAACTTTCTCAATGCTGAATGCCATCTCTGGGAAGGCGTTACCGGCACCGTCACCTAGACGTTCAGCCTGAGCTGTTGTCATACCAGCTGCAAAGTTGTAAAGTTCAACGTTTGATGCAGAGCTGTTTAGGTAACCGTTACCGACGAAGGTACCGAGGTTTTGACCTGCTCCACCAACAGTGGTGTTGGAAGAGGTGTCTTTGTCTACTGAGAAACCAGTATTAACTTCGTTGTAGAAGGTTTCAGCGCTGGTCTGGTCAGTATAACGGCTTCTCATTGCAAAGATGAGACCTGTTGGACCAGTCATAGGCTGGACACCACAGATGTCATAAGCAACGAGGTTTGGCATTGCACGACGAACTAGGCTGATAAGCACTGGATCGTAGATGTCAATGGCACCGTCTGATGCGGTTGAGGAAGATGCACCCATGGCGTTTGTGGGGGCAGCTTCAAGTAGTGATTGTGGAGCAAAACCGGCAGACTCTCTTAGAGCCTTTTCAGTGTTCTCCAACATAGCAGCAGTGACGTTCCGCTTATGAGAATCCTCAATCTTATCTAGATCCGGATGCTCAATAATTGGCTGCCACTTCTGTACGAGATCTTCATTTAACATTTGCTTCTCCTTATTGAATCAATATTATCTGATCTTTGTTCTAGAAATAGCCTGAGCATAAGCAGCCATTGGTCCCGAAGGTGCAACTGGTGCACTATCAGAGTCAACGTCAACTGGTTCACTATCGTCAACTGCAGTTTCTGAAGTGGCTGGTTTATTAAACATAGTCTCTAAAATTACGTCCATCTTAGAGGCATAGTCATCTAAGTCTTCGTAACTTAGACCTTCTACTAACTCTTCAAACTCATCTCTTTGCTTGAGAGTAAGAGTAGAACTCTTTTCATTGAAAGCTAGCTTTGCAGCCTGGGCATCAACTGCCTTCTGCAATTCCATGTTGCTTTCAATTTGTTCATCAAGTTTGGTTTGTAGTTCTGAGGACTTTGTTTCAAGTTCGGCAACCTGATCAATGTCTTCTTCATCAACCTTGATGTTATTCTGTTCGAACAATCCCTTCATACCTGAAATGAAGTTCTCTGCCATCTCGACTTTAAGAGCGCCTTCGATTGCAATTTGATTTTCTTCCATCCAAGTATCAGCTACGTATGAGAGATAATCATCGAGTTTGGTTTCAAGCTCTTCGTTAATCTCTTCAATAGCTTCTGAAAGTTTTTCTTCGAATTGTTCCTGCAATTCTTCTTCAACGAGCTTAGCTTTAACGCCAAGTGCACTCTCGAAAAGTACACTTGCCTTACCGAAGAAATCTTCGTCAAGGTTCTCGCTATCTGAGAATAGCTGCTGTAGATCTTCCTTAACAGCTGCCATTGCATGCAGCTTAATTGGTGATTTAGCATCGCCTTTTGCAGTAATAGATGTCTTGTTACCAGCACTATCCATAATTCCCTTATAAGCCTTACCGGCTTGCTCTGGTGACATATTGCTGAATGCATCAACAATTTTACCAAGCATTCCGACTTTGCTCATGTCGAGTTTTTGCATAGGCATGGCATTACTTTTATCGGCCTTCCGTTTTGACGAACCAGTGCTGATAGGATCAGGCACACTGGATGCCTCTCCAGAAGCCTGGAATTCAACAAGCTCTTCTTCCTGTTCGTCTTCAGAGGCGTCAACAAGCTCATCTACTACTTCTTCAGCAATAGCTTTCTTTCTTGTTCGTGCCATTTTAGACTCCTTTTGGATTCTCAACTAATTTATTTATATTACAACGATTTTAAGAACTTATCAAAAATCTGCAAAGCCGATTCTTGTAATTTTCTTACATCATCATTACCTAGCTTCTTTGTTTTCTCAACAACTTTCATTGCCTCGAAAGATCCAGATGCTACATCATATACCCAATCAACATTCTCCATTACTCCATTTACGAAAGCATTTGGTGCTGACGGATCTGCTACAATGTCTGCAGCGGTTGCTAGCATGAAGTCATCTTGCACAACTTGGCAATTTGCCTTCTGCTGTAAGGTTCCCATACCTCGTGAACTAACACCAAGCTGAGCTCCTTCATCCATTAAATTCTTTACGATATTTCCATATGGTGTATCCATGACCTTTGCTTTACCAACAAAGTCTTTTCCCTCTTGTCTCAAATCTTTGATAAGATGAGATACTCTCTCAAGGTTAATTGTTGGACCATTAGGATGTCCCAACTCACCATATGCT